ATAATCTCAGTCTTGTAGAAGACCATCATGTTTTCGTTTGACCACTGGGCGCACATATCATTCAGCATATCGAATGAATCTTGTGCATCCTCTGCTGATGGCGATTCGCCAGCCGCCAATGCACCAATATCTTTAAGCGCCCTGCTAATAATGTCGTAAGGGGTTGTCATGGCATTTTCTCAAAGATTAACGCTAAAAATCTGATCTTTCCAAGGAACATCAGTGTTTATGGCGTTTTTTAGGTAGTCCAATTGCTCTTGTAATCGGGATTTTAAAGACTTTGGGTTGTCTTGCATATACATTTCTGTAAGGCAAGCAATTATGGTGGATTCCCTAATTTCAGTGTAAGGAATGGTAATTTTTCCAGCAACATCTGCATGACCTTGGCTTTGCACTTCATGGGTTTCGTCTTTAGCAGTCACCAAGTAATGAACGCTAATCAATTCCTCATTAATGGAGGATGTTTGCAGAATCTTCCATTCAAACGTTGTCATTTTATGTTCCTTGTATAGATTCAATCCATGTCAATGTTGATTCGTCCCAACTGTAAAACTTACCATCTGTGGGCATGGCAACAGGCGCAGTCCATTGGCAAGTTTCTTCAACCAATGTCCAGCTTGGGTATGGTTGTGGAGGAATGAACGCATCACGTTGACTGTCGTATGTGTAACCAATGCCAGCGTAGTTTTTGCGGATATTGCCGTTGTAACTGGTTTGCTTCCATTCGCCACCAAATAACTTTTCACAAAATGCCGCGCCAATATATTCTTTTTCTGTGCCATCAACAGATGCTGTGTCAGTGTTGGCAACCACAATGACTTGCGTGACAATCCCGTTTTCAATTTTTGCAAAGTGTGCCATTAGTTTTTCCCCGAAAGTTTTTTAATTTGTGCGGTTGTCCAAATGGTTGCAATGGAATCTTCAAACGCTTTAATCTTTTCCATTGTTGCGTCTATTTCTTCCCATGTTGGGCATGGGCGGTCATCTTCCCATCTTGTAATGTCTCGATTGCTAATTTCCCACTTTGCATTTGGGCGTAGCAATTGCATTGCTGTGTCAATGCCGTAGAGTTGGTAAATTTTTGTCATGTCAATTCAACTTCAAAATCACAATGCCAGAACCACCACCACCACCAACGCTATCAGCACCAGCACCACCGCCAGTATTAATAGTTCCGCTTGCGCCGTATGCGCCACCACCACCGCTTCCACCAGTGCCGCTAGTGTATCCACCACCACCACCAGCGTATGTAACGGATGACCCAGAAATACTTGACGCTGTACCGTTACCACCGTTTGATCCACTGCCAGCCGCACCAGCACCACCGCCACCGCCACCTGTGCCAGCAGTAGCGCCTGCGCCAGCATTACCTTGACCAGATGTCCCAGCGCCGCCAGTTCCAGTACCCGCTGGAAAAGCATTTCCACCGCCACCCGAACCACCAGAATTTCCAGTAGTGCCGTTAACATTACCACCCGAACTTCCACCGCCGCCAACAGATGTGATAGAGCTAAATACCGAATCAGAACCATTTGCGCCATAGTTGGCTGTAATAACAGCCCCCGAATTACTAGCGCCGCCTGCGCCAACCGTAACTGTATAAGCTGTTCCAGCGGTTACTGAAAAAGAAGTTGCGGTTCTAAATCCACCAGCACCAGCGCCACCAGCGGCGTAATAAGCACCGCCACCCCCGCCAGCCACCACAAGGTAGTCAACAGAAGTGATGCCAACAGGTGCTACCCATGTTGCAGTAGATAAAAATTCAATAACATTGCCTCTAGGCATGGTGTAAGAAATAATAACAATGCCTGAGCCGCCAGCGCCGCCATTAAATCCAGCCCCAGTAGAAGAACCACCGCCACCGCCACCACCAGTATTAGAAGTTCCATTAAAGCCGTTAGTAGTTGCAGAACCAGCGCCACCACCACCAGCGCCACCAGAACCAGCAATGCCCCCACCCGGGCCATTTGCGCCACCACCGCCACCGCCAGCATAAGTAACAGATGAACCAGAAATGCTTGATGCTGTGCCAGCACCGCCATTTCCCGCATTACTTCCAGACCCATTTGCGCCTACTGCACTTGCACCACCGCCACCGCCTGAATTACCAACAGAAGCGGTATTGCCGCCTGAACCACCATTATTTCCTTGGGATGGAGAAGTGCTTGGTGTATTTCCCGCACCACCAGCGCCAGTTCCACCATACGCATTACCACCGCCAGAACCTCCAGAAGAACCAGTTCCAGAGTTAAAACCACCACCGCCACCACCGCCAGTAGATGTAACCGTACTAAATACGGAATTTGAACCATTAGTGCCATTTGTTGCACTTGCTGTTGAACCAGCACCGCCACCACCAACAGTCACGGTATATGTAGTTCCTGCGGTAACAGCTAACGATGTCCCTGTTCTAAAACCACCTGCACCACCACCACCACCAGCCCAAGCACCACCAGCGCCACCAGCAACAACCAAATAATCTACGCTGGTTACACCCGCAGGGCATTTCCAAGAACCAGATGCAAGAAATGATTCAATAATGGTGTAAGGGGCAGCCGCACCGCCAGCAAGAAAAAAGTTTTTAGCGGCAAACATTAAGGCGTGTACCCTTGTGCAGCAGAACCATACCAGTTTGTTCCATCAGCAATAAAGGTCAAAATATCCATCTTGCCAGCAGTTGCAGTTATTGTTGGTGCGCCAGCAGTTCCCCATTTCACACCTGTGAATGTTGCTGTGCCGTTACCTGTGGAAGCTGCTTGTTTAAGCAAAAGAACAAATGACTTTCCAGCAGTTGCTGTTGGCATGGTGAATGTGCAAGCAGTTGATGCTGTCAAAGTTGCTGTTTGCACCGTGCCATTAGTCAAAGACAAGGTGTTTGATGTTGTAACCGTGCCAATAGCAACCACAGATTCCACATAATTGGTCACCGTGGGATTGTTAATGATTGGGCTTGTTAAGCCAGTGACAGTTAAATAGCCCGTGCTTGGATTAAATGACAGTTTGGTAGACGATACATTCGCACCTGAAATTGAACCTGTTGTGGCGCTTGTAAAGGTTAAATAACGTGTTGCATTTGTGGTGGTGTCATCAGTAATTGCCAAACCATCGGCATTTGCTTGCCATGTAGGGGCAGATGCGCCATTGGAAGTCAGAACATATCCCGCTGTTCCTGTTGACCCAGCCAAAGACAATGTGCCATTTATCCGTAAATCGGTAAATGTCCCAGCCAATGCTGTTGTGCCACCAATTGCCACGTTATTCATGGTTGAAGCTGTGGCAGGATTGATGGTGACAGTGCCTGTTCCTGTTGGGCTAATTGCCACTGCTGCATTAGCAGGGTTGATATTAATGGCTACATCAACACTGACATTGTTGCCACCGCCACCACCCCATTGAAGTTGCGCCGTGCCAGTTGCGTTACGCAAAGCACCGCCTGCTGAATTTGCAGCATCAAAAAATGGGCTAACAAACTTTGTGGTTGCAGTTATTGTTGTGCCTGTAATTGTGTTTGCCGTTGTACCGCCAATAGCAGGGGGCGCGGACAAATCTAGCGTACCGCCCAAGGTCAAATTGCCTGTGCTAGTCACAGTGCCACTTAGGGAAATCCCTGAAACTGTTCCTGTGCCGCCCACAGATGTGACCGTTCCAGTTGTGGGTGTTGCCCAAGATGGAATGCCTGCCGCCAAAGTTAACACTTGACCATTTGAACCAGCAGTAAGCATTGCAGTTGTGCCTGCCGCGCTTTGATATGGCACTGAACCCGCCGCACCACCAGCAAGATTAGTTGCCGTTGTTGCCAACGTAGCAGTAGCCGCATTGCCTGATGTGTTTTGGTTAAAAGTAGGCCAAGTGAATGTGCCAGTGGAGAAATTACCCGATTGGGGCGTTCCTAAAATTGGCGTTACCAAGGTTGGTGAAGTAGCAAATACCAATGATCCACTGCCTGTTTCATCACTTACCGCCGCCAACAAATTGGCGCTGGATGGCGTTGCAAGCCAAGTGGCTACACCAGCACCCAAACCCGTAATTGACCCAACAGCGGGGGTAACAGTGGTGTTTCCAGCCAATGTTAATTGCCCTTGGGCGTTTACAGTAAATGTGCCAACTTGCGTTGCCGAACCATAGGCAGCGGCTGTAACAGCAGTGTTTGTAATGCTGAACTGTGTGCCTACTAATGTCAGACCAGTGCCAGCGGTGTAGGAGGATGCAACAGAAAAATTCGACCAATTGATGGCGGTTACACCTAGTGTGCCGCCCGGTTGCGCCGTACAAAACCAAGCTGTTCCAGCCTGCGTACCCTCAACCACAAAAACAATTGCGCCAATGAATTCTTCCCATACATCAGCGCCAACGCTGCGAGTCCATGCGCCTGATGCCGCCACATAAATGCCATTGTCTGCCGCATTTGTTTGGTTTTTTACCAAAACCGTTTCGCCAGCCACCAATGTCACCGTGTCAACAGTCAACAAACCCGACAAAGTGGGAATGTTTGCTGTGGAGGCTACAGTAACAGGCGCTTTCCAGCTTAATCCTGCGGCGTAATAGTCCACATATTGTTTGTTTGCAATGTCAGTTGCCGCCGTTGGCGCTGCCGCCACAGTGCCAGATGTAAAAGCCGCCGTGCTTGGGGTTGTTGCCCCAATTGTGGTGCTATTAATCGTGCTGTTTGTGATGTTTAAGCCTGATTGATTAGGCGAAATTGAAGCAAAAAATGGCGTACCCGCTGGCCCAATTAGTGAAATTAGGTCAAAGGTTGGGGCTGGTTGGAAAATGCCCTGTACAGGAACAATATTTGTCGTTGATGTAACGGCGGCTTCGTTGGACATTCCAACCCCCTTTTAATCCGCTTGTGCGGCTGTGATGTAAAGTGTATTTGTGCTTGAACTGATGGCTTTAATGTAGAAAGGCGCTTTAGGGGCGGCAATCATCAAAGGAAAAGTCATGGCTGCTGGCAACACAAATGAACCACTGTTACCTGTGGATGCCACAGTTGGATCAGTTACCGTGCTGGAATTAGATAATTCCACCGCCGCAACGCCTGAACCAGTGTTCAACAGTGAAACGTAGTTGGTTTGGTCATTTGTGGTTGCCTCAATCAACAGCGCGGCGCTGGCTGATGTTGTCAAATTTAGGGCGTATGTGCGTCCGCTTGGGCGCATTACAGAAGTATTGACCATGTTTAGTCCCTCAGTAGTTTGATGAATTATAGGCTTACAAATAGAAAAAGCCACCCCTTTTGAGGATGGCTTTCCCACTTATTCCATGCTGTTTAAGGCAGGAATGACAGGTCGTAACCGTAGATGAAAACATCAGCAGTAGCAGCCGCGCCTTGTGCGGTTGTGTTGCGGATGTAAAGTGGTGTACCTGTTACTGCATCGGTGGATGTAGCGGCAGTTACAACCACTTTGGCTGCGGTGGTGTTACCAGTTAAGGCATAGGCGGTTTTGACCGCTGTGCCAGTAGCGCCAGCGCCTGTGTACACGGCTAATTGCGCTGTGGTCAGGTCAACAGATGCGTTGGTAACAATGATGCTTTGAACAGAAACGCGACCACTTGATAAAACAGTAGCAACAGTGTCTGCGACTGCGTTCAAGTTTACGCCTTCAGCAGACGCAATCAAACGCAGGGCTTGGTTGGTTGCTAAATTGGTAGGGTGGTTTGTGTTCGTTGTTGCTGGGCCGGGATTTGCCATGATATGTTTTCCTTTAAATGTTTGATGAAACGGGGGTGTTTTAAGCCCCCATTAACCTTTAGGCTGCAACGCGGCAGGCAAGTTCGGGGTACAGCGGGGCCCAGCCATACAGCACATCAACGCGAGTCGGGATCGAATCGTTGTTGATAGTGTATTGACGAACCACACGCATTGACAGACCCAATTCCTTATCGCTTGCGCGACCAGCAAAGTGAACGCCATCAGGCAATTCCAAGTCAGCACAAGCCAAAGTGAAAGCATTTTTGTGCATCACGATATTCTGTGGAGACACAGTGCCAGTGTTGTTGAATGGAGTCACAACAGCGGTTGCGCTGGTAGAAGCCAAGCTAACGTTCTGGAACTGACCACCAGTAATCACGGCAGGGCTTACGGTCACAGAAGTTGTGCCAGAAGTTGCCACGGTTACAGGTGCGGTCACCACAAAGTTACGCAAACGGTTGCTGCCGTAGGCTTGACGGTTCTGTGGGTTGACAGCGAAAACGCCAGCAATCGTGATCACATCACCTTGTTTCAAGCCAGCAGTTGCTGTGGTTGCGGTCAGTGCAATGGTGGAAGTTGATGCCCAGCCAGTTGAAATGAAACCAGTACCAGTGGTAGTAGCGCAAGCCAAGGTAGCGGTTGCATAAGAACCGAATGTTTGCGCCACAACGTTTTGATCCATCTTCCAGTTCATGCCTGCTGAGTCACGACCCATCATGCCTTTGGTGTACTGGCTTGCGATTTTGTCTGAGGGAACAAACAAACCTTTCAAGCTGTCAACAATGGTTGCGCCTGTGAACGGTTCAACGATACATGAACGGCGACCATCACGGGGTGCGCCCTCGCTGTCAAGATACGCGCCTGCGGTCAGGTAGGTGATCAAGCCAGTTGGGGGTGTGCCAGCAGTACCAACAATGTTGGCGGTGTTGTTCTTTGCCATTGTCAGACCGTCAAAGTCGATCTTGTTGGCAATAGCCGCAACAGCAGGCTTCAACACACGGTCAGAGAACATATCCAAGGACAAAGCCAAGTCTTGGCTAGTGAACTGGGTATCAACGTGGAACTGTGTGGACAAGGTGACAGGCACTGAAGTCTCGTTGAAATCTTCAACGTTCAAAGCAGGGCCAGTTGTGCCGATGAAACGACCGGGTTTGCGGACGTTCAAAGTTGCACCGATCTTTGCGCCAGTAACGGCGAATTGATCGTCATAGTTTCTTTCGACTTCGCTTGAGAAAGTCAACTCGTTTTCCAAGACCATCAACGCTTCGTTGGTGATCATGCTGATGGTAAGCAGATTGTTGCTCATTTTATTTCCTTAAAAGAATGGGTTTAGCGAATCTTTCCAGCCAATCGTGCTGCCCTCCAAGCCTGATATGAACCATGAAATTGACCATCACTGGTCAGGTTTACATCACGCCCGTTGGCTGCTGATCTGATTGGATTGATCGGCGCGGGTGCTTTACTTTTCCCAACAACAGGCTTTGCATCAGTCTTTTCGTACTGCGCTTCCAACCTCCCAATTGCTCGTAAGGCGGCGGTCAAGGTCATGCCTTGCAGTTTTACAGCGTAGTCAGGATTTTCGGCAAGGTGATACAGGATGCGTGGGCCAACATCTGATTCAAAGATTGCATCCCGCACTTCGTTACTAACAGTAACGTCTGTGGAATTAACCATGTCATCAAAGTCTGGCATTTCAGCTTTGGCTGCCTTTACCCGTTGACCCCATGCGTCTATCAGCTTGGAATGTTCGGCGGCGGCTTTAGCCTGCACTTCCTTTTGCTTCTCTTCCTGCAATCGCTGTTCCACTCGATAGTCAGTCAACGCCTTGGCGTATTCGTACATATCGCTGAACTGCTCTGGCAAAGGTTCTGTTTCAAACACTGGTTCAGCTTTGGGCTGAAACTGTGCCTCCAAGTCCCTTACCTTTGCTTCCAAAGTTTCCCTTGCTTCACGTTCCTTTCGGGCTTCTTCCCTCGCGGCTTCGCGTTGCTTGGTTATCTCTGAAAACCGTCTTTCCAGCTTGGGATTTTGTTTTTTATCCTCTGTTGCTGTCGCTTCGTTCTCTACCTCAGTTGGTTCACTCTGTCCTTGATCAACCTCTTGCGGCTCTGTTGGCTCTGCAACAGCCTCGCTTGGGGATGGATCAGCTAAACCCATTCTCTTGGCATTAAATTCAGCTAAATTTTCACTTGTCACCACATTGGCGGCAAGTCTTTCTGCTACTTCTGACATTGAGTTACCTCAAAGAATTCACCCAGTTGACCCAACTGGTAAGGTTTTGTGGTTTTTACCACGAAATTTTTTATGCGTCAATCATTATCTTTTACATAATGAGAAATACTGTATCCCCTTGGGTCTTGGGACAAAACAATATGCCTTTCGCCCATTTCTGGATGGCTTACGGTTTGCACCATGTGCGCCCATTTAGTTGGGTCTTTAGGCGTTTTGAATTCTTTATCGTAATACTTTGGCGCGGAATCTTTCCAACCTTTATCTTTCATATACAGGGCGCGGCGTTGTTCATTTGCGTGTTGCATTCCATGATGAAAATGCCGTTCTTTATTTCTAGATTCTAATTTTGCGCCTTTAGTTTCAGGCAAATTTTCAGATGCGTGTTTAACTTTAGGGCCGCTTTTCTTTGCCATTTCAGCAGCATTGAATTCTTTCAAATTTTCACTAGTTACGGTTGGCATATCAATTCCTTATTGCATGGGTTGTTCAAATGTTTGCTGTGCTGGCGGTTGCATTTGTTCCTGCATTGGTTGCGCCATTTGTTGCGGTTGAATTGGTTGTTGCATTTGCTCTTGCGGCAATGTTAATGGATTTGCACCGTGCGAAATGTCTTGGGCGGCAATCATTGCATATTGTTGTTGTTCAGCGTTAAGGCGTTCAATTTCCATCAACAACTGATCAGGCGACATTCTTGCAATCAGCATCTTGACCAACGCATCAATTTCAGTCTTGTTTTGGCTAGTGATTGAACGTGTGTTTTGATCGTTAACTCTAACCTCTGCCATTGTTTCGGTGTTGTGCGCCCTTGCGGTAACGTCCATGAGTTTGCGTCTAGTAGCGCCCTCTTCGCGGATTTGGGCAACCTGACCACGGTTGTTAATCTCCAACTGCGCGGCTTGCAATTGCTGTTGCATCTGCTGCACTTGTTGCTGTGCTTGCGCCAAACGCATCTGAACTTCAGGCGGTATATCGGATTTCTCATCAATATTAGCCATTGGGTTCATGGCGGCTAGGCGGTCAGCGATTACGTCAGCGCCGGGGAAGTCCATGTTCCTAAACACCAAGTCACCAGCAATATTGAACAATTCTGCGTTGCCTGTAAGCAAGGGCATCATGGCTTCGACTGCTTGCTGGCGCTTAGTTTGGAAGCCCGGCCCTGTGTCCATCACCACATCATATTCACCAACGGTTACATCATTCAGAACCTCATTGACTTCGTTCTTTTCGTTAATTACGGTCATGTCAGGTTGACCATCTGAACCAATGATTCGCATGACCCTTTGCGTGTCATAGATTTTAGGTATCAAGTCCAACAGGATTTTGCCTGTATGCCTGATAGATCGAGTCATGTTGTCGTAGAAGTGGAAATTGCTTAGATCAGTCTGATTCTGCTGACCTTGTAAGGCTTTGCCTGAAATGTTGCCACTTGGTAACTGGTTGGGGTCAAGGATGCCTAGCACCATCTGCAAGTCTGCGGAAATAGCCCCCGCGGCTTCCATGATGCCAGCAGGCGGCGCTTCAGGTTGCAGGCGAGTTGGCACTGGGGCTGGTACGCCCTCAATGTCTTTCTGCTTGTAACGCAGCACAGGGCTAGATTTAATGTTAGCCAGCGCCCATTCGTTTTCGTGTCCCTCGTCTTGACCCTCTGCCAGCAACCACTTTGCCTTTGGTGCAAGGGCAACCGATTCGGTCATGCTGGTGCGCCAGAAGTTGTACATACGCTGTGGGTCTTTGGCAAACCGCACCAAGCCATATTTCTTGCGCTTGTCGTCCACAATAACCTGTGCGCCGTAGCAGGGAACAACTGGAATGTATTTACCCGCCCATGTCTTTTCTTCCAAGATTTCAATAGCGGTCATCTTGACCCACTTCACCGCCTTGCGAAAACTCTCGCGTTCATCAAGCACAGTCAAGCCAGCGGCTTCCACACGTTCAAAGAATCGGTCAGAGTCAGCAAATTGGCGCGTGCCATCACTCAGCAAATACAGCTTGGCACGTTCACGTTCAACATAAAAGAATTCAGCAATGCGAATGTCTTCCTTAGTGATCCAGCTTGCAGTGTCATCCCCTGTTGATCGCTGGGTAAAGTTAGCACCGTCATCAGCATCAGGGTAATAATCCTTAAAAACCTTTTTATCCAAGACTGTGGTGATCAAACAACGTTCAGCGTCTGATCCATCAGGCAGGATTGAATTGGGGTCAAAGTACACGGTGAACGGATTATCAATCGTGTCAATGTAGATTTCTTGATCGAATGAATCCTCACTTGTATAGCGGGTATTGATGCGCCAGTAACCCCAACCCATCCGCACGGCGTAATCAAAGGCAGTGTCATAAGCAGTGTCAGCATTGGAATTAACCTCAATGTGACGGGTCATGCCCTCAATCACTTGGGCTATCTTGTAATCAGCCAAGTTATTCACAGGGTGAACTTTGATGCGTGGGCGCTGCATCCGCTGCTGGTTGGTTACCTGTCGCACATAGGCATCAATCTTGTTGATGGTCAAGCAAGGTCTAGCCTCTACGTTTCTGCTATTCTGTATTTCAACAGGCCATTGATCGCCAGCGGCAAATTTAATATCCTGCAATGCCTCTGCACGATTGGTGGAATCTGCGTCATTGACCAACCGCCAAAACTCTATGGCTTTGTTGATTCTGTCGTCTTTGCCTGCTGCGTCTTGGTAAGCCATATTTGCCCCTTTTGGGAATTATCCCATCCAACCGCCTGCCATTGCAACTTGTGCCTTGGGCTTGCGTTTGGGTGTGTCTTGAATCATCAGGGCAATGTAACGAAATGCGTCTGCCCCGTGCGAATAGTGGTCATGTAATGGGTTGCGGCTGAACTGTCCTGTCACTGGGTCAACCTCATATCGATAGTGGCGCAGGCAGTTGATCCCATCTGCGGCGTGTTCCCTATCAAACCAACAGCTTGGGAATATTGTCCTTGCAGCGTTAATTGAGTCAAGGATTGGCACTCTGGGTAGAATCCGCGTCTTATAGCCTGCCGCCCTCACAATGTCATCAATAGAACGCCCGGCTGCTGCCAGTGTCTGATTCTCAGCGTCATGGGGTAACCACACCGTGTCGTATACATAACCAAAGGTTTGCATGGTTGCCAAGTAATGGGTCATGGTCTTTTGGCTATCCTCGATGTACCTAATCAGGCGGGTTTCCATGCCCACAAACTGCAAGAACCAGATCGATGTGCTATCAGACCAACCAAGGTCAAAGATGGCGTGGACGGGCTTTGTAGCGTCATAAGCCACACGAGTTAGCCTGCCCTCCACTTCAGCCTGTTGTAGTTCCTTGGCAAAGATAGCCCCATCCACCGATTGGCGGCATAAGCCCTCCCATACTTGGTTATACGCTTCAAGGTCACGGTTTCTAAGTGCATCCTTTTCCAGCTTCAGTGTGTCAGGAAACCAAGGATTGTCTGACCAGTTGATCTTGATTTGTATGCAGTCATCAGGCGGGTTAAGCACAAACCGCTGATAGGTTTCGTCAGTCTCCAACTCAGGATTAAATGAAACCCATATTTCGCTGCCCTGCTTACGAATCGTTGGGATTAAGATGTTCCAGCTTAATCGGCTGGTGGTCTGCGCTTCCTCTACCCAGCAAATGTCTACGCCCTCATAAGATTTAATGTTGGCAATATTGTTTTTTAAGCCGGCAAATGCAAACTCTGTACCGTTCTTGCCTCTAATGGTATTTTGAGTTATTTCATAAAAACCCAGCAATCCTAAACCTTCAATTTGGTCACACAACAGCTTATGTACCGAATCCCTGATGCTGGTTTGGAATTCCCGCGCACAAAGTATGCGTAACGGTTCTTTAGCGCCCTTAATCAGTAACGCCCTAGCAATGCCCCATGACTTAGCGCCACCCCTGCCGCCGTAGGCTACCTTGTAGCGGGATGGCTTAAACAAGCCTTGTAGCTTGATTGGAAATTCAGCATTGGCAATAGCGCGGTCAACATCACTCATTTGGCTTTACAAACGTGACTTGGATGCCTGTTAACTCTTTACCATCAGCGCCAGTCATTTCATTCCGCACGGTTTCAGACCATCGCATTTGGCTTTTTGTCCACCAAATCAAGCTAGTTGTGTCGCCGGCAACCGCCTTGCTGTACAGGGTCTTGGCTATCTGCCCGTTAGCTTTAGCCTTGCCCATGTCCAATTCGTGTCGGTAATACTTCCGCAAAGTCTTGTCATCAATGCCCACCAGCACCGCTATGGATTCATGCGGCAAGCCTAACCCACTGCTGGATTCAACCAGTTTGCGGGTTTCTGCCGTTGGTTCGTGCGGTTCTTGTGGAATTAATGGCATCTTTTATAAAGGGGAACTGGTTATTATTTAAACAGTTTCGGTTACTTCTGTCAACAGTACGGCTTTCTTGCCTGTAAAGTCTTCCCACCGTTTAACTATCACATCGCAATAATGCGGCTCAAACTCCATCATGTAACAAGCGCGGCTGGTCTTTTCGCAAGCAATTAAGGTTGAACCGCTTCCACCAAATAAATCAAGCACGGTAGTAACTTCTTTAAAGTAAGCAAAAGACCATTCAGCTAATGCAACTGGCTTCTGTGTTGGGTGTACTCTTGCCTGACCTTTTTCAGAACCTTTAACTAAGCCCATCCATAAATGTCTAAACACTCGGATGCTTGACCATTGTGATTTTACCCACGCCATTTCAGCATCAGAGTTTGTATTTTTATATTTGTCCTCAGTGCGCTTATCCCAAACAAACCAATTATTTGATTGAGGCAATGAATGGCAATAATAGTTTGCGCCCCACCACACTTGCCGAGGAATCTGTAATATGCCCTCAACAATGTTGTATGCCTCTATTGCATAATCAATTGTGTCATCTTTAAAATCTTTATAAATTACACCTTTTGCAATAATTTTAGAATCTTTATTTCCAAGATTACCCCTACCA